GCCCCGATCGACTCCATTCCACCAGCACCAATGGTTCTTGGAAATGCCGGTGCAGCTGCGTGGCCAATCATTTGGCGCACTGCTGGCCCTTGGCTATCGGCTGACCTTGATGCCCCACAAGTGGCGCTGGTCTGTAAGGCCTATGACGACATCGACCGACTCGCACAGGAAATCTCAAGCGAAGGCTACGTTCTCGAACAGCCCATCGTCACGCCAAAAGGCCCAGCAATCGACCCATCCTCTGGCGAAGTCATGATGAAAAAAGTCGCCAATCCTGCGGTCAAGATGCTTCGAGATTCCGAACGCCAACTGCAGTCATGGCTGAGTGATTTAGGTTTCACTCCAACCGCTCGAGCACGACTGGGTTTGGCTGAGGTCAAACGTCAATCCAAGATCGAAGAGCTCATGGCTCGTCGAGATTCTCGTGGCTAGTGGCTGGCCGCCGCTCTTTCTCACGGCCGCTACTGATTCCGAGATTGAACAAGGCGATGGATTAGAAATTGCTGAAACGCTAGAAGCGCTTTGCACGATCTCTAAAGATGGATTTGCTGGCCACGCCGGTGAAATGATGGTGCTACGCGACTGGCAGAAAGAACTCCTCGGCCACCTTTTCGCTCGACGAAGCGATGGCCGCAGGCGCTTCCGAGTTGGGCTGATTGGCTTGCCACGCAAGAATGGAAAAAGCGCAATGGGCTCAGCCCTTGCACTTGACGGCCTGATTTTCGGAGGACAAGGCGCTGAGGTGTATTCCGCAGCCGCTGAAAAAGAACAGGCGCGAATTGTTTTTGGCGAAGCCAAGCGAATGATCAAGGCCCAGCCTGACCTCAACGACCTTTGCACTGTGATGCGAGATGTTGTTGAAGTTCCCTCAACGAACTCGGTTTATCGAGTCTTGTCATCAGAGGCCTACTCCAAAGAAGGCTTGAACATTTCAAGAGCAATCGTCGATGAGCTGCACGCTCACCCAAACGACGAACTTTGGAACGTTCTCACCCTGGGCTCCGCTGCTCGGATCGACCCACTAGTGCTGGCCATTACAACCGCCGGCGTCATGACCGATTCTTCTGGAAGCGATTCTGTCTGTTATCGCCTGTTTCAATACGGCAAAGACGTGGCGTCGAGCGCCATCGACGACCCAAGTTTCTTCTTCGCCTGGTGGGGCGCTCCAGAACACAGCGACCACCGAGATCCAGCCGTTTGGGAGATGGCAAATCCCGCGTTTGGGGATCTCATCGATCCCGAAGATTTTGAAAGCGCTGTCAAACGCACGCCAGAAAACGAGTTTCGAACGAAACGACTGAACGAATGGGTCGCTGCAAAGTCGGCCTGGTTTCCAGTCGGTGCATGGAACAAAGTCGAGGACGCTGAACGCACGATTCCAGACGGGTCGTCAGTCGTGCTTGCTTTCGACGGTTCTTTCAACAATGACTCAACGGCGCTAGTTGTCTGCACAACTGGAGAGGATCGCTTCCTCGATGTCGTTGGCGCATGGGAACGGCCAAAGACCGCCTCGACGGACTGGGTCGTTTCAATCGATGAGGTTGAACAAACAATTCGAGATGCGTGCAAAAAGTGGCGAGTTGTCGAGATCGCTTGCGACCCTTTCCGATGGGCTCGCACGATGCAGGTGCTTGACGCAGAACGGCTTCCCGTTGTCGAGTTTCCTCAGTCGCCGCAACGAATGGTTCCAGCGACCCAGCGCTTCTATGAAGCGGTGATGAACGAATCTTTGCATCATTCTGGCAATGCAGCTTTGGCTCGTCACGTCAACAACGCAGTTCTTCGCACCGATTCGCGAGGTTCACGGCTTTCAAAAGAATCAAAGAAATCGCAGCGAAAGATCGACCTCGCCGTCGCCTCAGTGATGGCTTTTGATCGCGCAGCGAATGCCAAAACATTCTCGCCACGAATCCTGAATCTTTCCGCTCTTTCTGATTGAGGTTTCTATGCTCAAGATCGTTCAAGTAATTGGCATGGCAGCGATCGCAGCCGGCGTTTTCCTGATCTACATCCCAGCCGGTTTCATCATTGCCGGCGTTCTCGCTTTCGCGGCTGGAGAACTTCTATCTACGGACGGAGAATCTGAATGAAAGGTTTGATCTCTTCGCTCCGAGATCGAGAATCTCGAGCCGGTAATCCCTACACGCCTTGGGGTAACAGCGTTCCACCGACCAACGGGATGCTAGGCGCTGCTGGCCCAGGAACTTCAGTTTCTGAGCGGTCGGCACTGGGTGTCGCTGCCGTTTGGACGGCAAACACAATCCTTGCTGATTGTCTTTCGACTCCAACCATTCGCCAGTTCACTGGTTTCGGAGACAACAAACGAGAGGTTGCACTTTCGCCAGTTCTTGCACAGCCCTTTTCGGAGATTTCGCAACTCGACTGGCGTTCGCAAGTTCAAATATCTCTTGGACTTCGAGGAAACTTCTTTGGCCGCATCATCGAGCGTGACGTTCGAGGCAACCCATTGCAAGTCATGCCATGTCACCCCGACTCCGTCACCCTTCGTCGAAACACGACGACTGGTGTTCTCGAATACCGGATGATGAACGATCTCATTCCACCTGATGATGTTTTGCATGTTCGAGCATTCTCGGCTCCTGGCTCACCGCTTGGCTACAACCCAATCGAAGTCCTGCGCACCACACTTTCAATAGCGCAAAGCGCCGACCAGTATTTTGCAGCGTTTTTCTCGAACTCAGCGCAACCTGGCGGCATCTTGAACGTCCCAGGCGACCTAAATGATGAAGAAGCTCGATCGCTGGCGTTACAATGGCGCGAGGCACACGGCGGAATCACCGCTTCGTCGATGCCTGCCGTGTTGTCTGGTGGAGTTAGTTGGCAGCAAGTCACTATGACGATGAAAGATGCACAATTCATCGAATCGCGAGCCTTTTCGTTTTCTGAAATCGGGGCCATCTATCGGATTCCACCGCACATGATGGGAGTCGCTGACCGATCGGTTCAGGCAGCCGATATCGAGCAGCAAGAGCTGTCCTTTGAGCGAAACACCTTGATTGGTTGGAAAAAGCGTCACGAAATTGCTTTTTCAACACTGGTGCCAGCTGGTCAATATGTTGAAATCGACCTTTCAGAACGCGCCGCTGCGAACTCGCTGACTCGATTCCAGGTTCATCAGATCTCTCGAAATATCGGCGTGTCAACGCCAAACGAGGTGCGTCGAGCCGAAGGCCTACCACCTCTTGATTCTCAAAAGTTCCCTTGGGCCGATAACCCAATGGCACCGCTCAACAGTGCTCAAAATGGCGCCTACACCGCACCAGGGGACGAAACCCCAATGCAGTCGGCACCGAGCACCAACCCGAACCCAAACTCACACTAGGAGCCTCGGTGACTGACACCCTTACACCTGAAAATGACGCACCAAAGCGAGACGCTGAAGTGCGCGAAGCCCTCATCGATCAAATGCGTGGCATCACCGAAACTCGAGTTCTGGCCACTTCCCCAGACGTACCGGCTTTTGAGTTGCGTGAAATGCCGAACGGCACCGGCGGCACCAAACTTCAGTTCGAGGGTTACGCATCAGTCGTCGAGCGAGGCTATGACATCTGGAGCCCAGCGATCGGTGATTACACCGAAGTCATTGCTCGAGACGCATTTGCTAAGACGCTTAGCGAAAACCCTGACGTTTCCCTAAAGATCAACCACGATGCGCTGCCCTTGGCTCGCACTACGGCTGGCGATCTTCAACTGTCGGCTGACAGTACCGGCCTCCTTGCTCGAGCGGACCTCAATCCTGAGCGTGCAGACGTTTTGCTGGTTCGCCAGGCCGTTGAGGCTGGACACCTTGGAGCAATGTCGTTCGCTTTCCGAGTAACTCGTCAAGAATGGCAAGGCAACGATCAAGAGATCCGTCGAATCACGGAACTCAACCTCAATCACGGAGATGTTTCGATCGTTGAGCATCCAGCCAACGGTGCCACAACCGGCATGATGTCCCTTCGATCCAAGTTGAACGAAGGCGGAATCACGGTTTCGGCTATGGGGGCACTGTTTCGCGAGTTGCGCGCAGGAGCGACGCTCTCAGCGGTCAATGAAGCCACTCTGAAGCACGTTCTCAGCCTCGTCGCCTCTGCCGATACGGCAGTCGATGAAGCACAACAACTGATCTCGGATCTCCTGGGAGTCACAAACCCAGACGAGGCCCAAGACGCCGCCATGTGGGCCGATCAAGAGCCCGATGGCGACGATGAAGGAATCCGAAGCGGATCCCCAAGGCTCGCGTTAGCGCAGCTGCGGTCTGCCTCGTCTTACCTTCGCAAGTAATACCCACGCCGGACTTTACGACGCTCCACGCCGAGCCACTTGATGGCTCACCTGACGCGCTCAAAAGCACCACCTGGATTAGCAAATCCCAACCAAACTCCAAAAAAAGGAGACATTTATGTCTGAAGTAACGTCATCGTTGCTTGAGTCTCTTCTTGAGAAGCGAAACGGCCTCGCAGTTGAAGCCGAAACGATTCTCGATTCTGCCAAGGCAGAAGAGCGTGACTTGTCAGAAGTCGAAGAAGTTCGTGCCGCTGACATTCACGTTGAGATTCAAGACCTCACCAAAGAAATCGAACTCCGCGAAAGCATTGAGCGTTCACGCTTTGCTGCAGCAGCGGCCGCCAAGTCGGTCGATGTCAAGTCGGAGCCATTGACCTACAACCGCGAGAAGCGCAACTCCTACTTCAAGGACATGGCAGTTGTTCACGGCGGAATGGCTGGCGACACGCTGGCCGCGTCTGAGCGCTTGCAGCGTCACGGTCGTGAAATGGACATTGAGTTCACGAAGCGAGCCAAGGGTCGCGAAGCCAAAGCCGAAACCGAAATGCGCGGCGTAGCCGGAGAAGGTTCCGTCTTTGAAAAGCGAGCTGGTTCACGAACAGATGGAGCCGGTGGATACTTCGTACCCCCGATCTACCTGATCGATGACTACATCCAGTACTTGCGTTTCGGTCGTCCATTCGTGAACAGCCTTCGCAACGTCCCATTGCCGACCGGCACGGACTCGATCAACATCCCGAAACTTTCAACGGGAACATTGACCGGCATCCAGACCGCCGACAACGCAGCGCTGTCCAACCAGGACATCGCGGACACGCAGGTCACGGCAGCTGTCAAGACCGTTGGCGGCTATGTCGACGTGTCATTGCAGCTCCTCGAGCAGTCACCCCATCAAATCATTGATGAAGTGATCCTCCAGGACTTGCTGGCTGACTACAACCTCCAAGTCAACGCCCAGGCGCTGACCGGATCGGGTTCTTCGGGCCAGATCACTGGTGTGTTGAACACTTCCGGCGTGAACGCAATCACCTACACCGACGCAAGCCCAACGGCTGCGAAGTTGTTTGCTCCTTTGGCACAAGGCCTGAGCCAACTCGCTCAGAACCGTAAGCGTGCTGATGGTGTCAAGGTGTGGATGCACCCACGTCGCTACTACTGGATGGCTGCTGGCCAGGACTCCAACAACCGACCGCTCGTCGTTCCGTCGAGCATGGGCGCTTGGAACCCTCAAGCAATCAACGCAGACCCCACAGCCGAAGGCATGGCTGCCAACCTGGTTCTCGGAGTTCCCGTGTACCTCGATGGTTCAATGCCTACGACCGTCAGCACCACACAAGACGAGATCGCTCTCGTTCGTGGCGATGATGTCCTCTTCTTCGAGGGCGAACTTCGCACTGACGTGTTCCGTGAAATCCTGTCCAGCACTGCTGGCGTGCGATTCCGCGCTTACAACTACATCGCTCTGCTCGTTCGTTACGCGCAATCGGTGTCAACTATCACGGGTACCGGCCTCGCCGCACCATCGGGCTTCTAGTCCAACTGATAGCGCATTCCACTTTCGGGTGGATGCGCACTGTGTCCAAGTTCCTTGTCTTGGATGCAGTGCGGATTCACTCGATCACCTTGAAAGGATTCCTCATGGATTCTGCAACATACATCAAAGCCCTTGAAACAGAGGCAAAGCACGTTGAGCAGCTCATTGCCTCAGCAGTTGACGCCGAGTTGGCCGATCTCAAAGCACGACTCAAGGACATCAAGGCCGAGATCAACAAGTCAACGAAGGCATCAGCCGGCAAACTTGAAAAGGCAGTTGTCGCGTCCGGCGTCGAGACCGCAGTCAGCCAGGCCTAGTCAAAATGGCCGGAACACTCACGGTCACTGGAATGTCGGCTGGGCTGGCGATTGGTGAAAAGGTCCTTGGACCAATCACCTCGACCGGCACCACAAACATCGGCACAGTCCAGGACATTGCTCTCGCCACTGGCGACAACACAATCGCAGTCCCCACAGGCGCGGTCGCTGCGTTGATCGTATTCCCATCGGGATCGACAGCGACACTGAAAGTGCGAACCAACCTTGATACCGGATCCGGCATGTCGGTGGCACCTCAAAGCGCCGCGCTGTGGGCTGCGTTTCCACTTTCGAGTGGAGTCACTTCGCTGATCATCAACGCCAGCGCTGGTAGTTCGCTCATTTCCGAAGTCACTTTCATCTAGGAGCCCCTCATGGCCGCATACGACTTCGTAATCAAACAGGGAGACACGCTTCCTGTCTTGACTCAGACGATTACCGACAACACCGGCACGGTCGTCGACCTGACTGGGTGCAGTGTGAACTTCGTCATGCGGTCATTGGTGGCTTCTACGGCCTCAATCAACGCCAGCGCCACTGTGGTCAGCGCTACGGGCGGAACGGTCTCATTCACGTTCTCAGCTGGCCAGACCGCAGCCGCTGGAACGTACATGGCGAACTTTGTGGTCTCAAAGTCGGGCACGACGCTCACCTATCCCACCGATGGATATTTCTCAATCGCCATTGAAGAAAATCTGACGACCATCGGCGGATCGCAGCTTGTCAGCCTTGCCGAACTCAAAGACCACATGAATATCCCAGCGAGCGACCGCACACGGGATCACAAATTGCTTCGCATGGCTAACGATGTCATCCCAGTCGTCGAGCACATCACAGGTCCAATTATTCAACGAGTTGTCGAGGAATGGCACGACGGTGGTCAATCTTCGATCACATTGCGCCAACGGCCTGTAGTCAACGTCTTGGCCATCTCAGAGTATCGAGGCCCAGTTGAGTGGACCCTGGCTCTCGTCAACGACCCGAACGCCGGAACGATGTATTCAGCCAAGTTCGAGGCGCCTTCGAGAATCGTTCGACGTGGTCCTGGTGGATCGACGTTTGCTTTCCCCCCTGGCCTTGAATCCGTTCACGTCACTTATGTCAGCGGCCGAACATCGGTGCCTGACAACGTTCGTGCCGCGACGCTTGAGTTGATTCGCATCTACTTTGAGCAGACTCAGGCGCGACCACTGCTTCGCTCTTGGCCAGCCGATGGTTCGCTCGACGAGAACGAGCCAGGCCAAGTCATTCTCGGATTCTTCGTTCCAAACCGAGTTCGTGAACTACTTGCTCCAAACCGTCGAACTCCTGGCATCGCCTAATGGTTGCGCACTCATCAACGGTTGCTTTTGATGCGTACACCGCGTTTTACAACATCGTCAACACTCAGCTGTCGACGATCAAGGATCCGCAATGGGCGGTTTTTGACGGGGATCCCCGACAAGGCGAATACAACAACATCGCCGCAGTTCTTGGAATCAATGCCTGGAACCAACAGCCAGCCGGTATCGGCGCTGGAGTTCCGTCATTTCCACTCGATGAGAGTTTTGAAATCAACGCTCGATTGGCGTGCTGGGATCAAACCATTACCCAATCAGCAACGCGTGGGTCTATCGCCACAGCATTCAAGGCAATCGAAACTGGCGTTCGCAACGACCCAACGCTCGGTGGATTGGTCCTGTGGTCATATCTCGGAGCGACAATCTACGAACAGGGTGCGACCGACGCCTCTGGATCATCCGCACAAATCGACATCTATCTCGCTTGTAGGGCGAGGATTGTTTAGGAGACAAACATGAGCAAGTGGCGCAACGTCACCAATGAGGAGCTGTGGGTCGGTTTCGGCATCGCACTCCCTACCCTGATCGCACCTGACGCTGTTCTTAGCGTCGACGACGAGGCCGACGAGTCCTACGCGTGCCAGCCAGAAACGTGGCAGCCCAGCGCAGATGCTCCAAAGTCAAAATCAACACCCACCCCATCAACGGCGCCTGACGCGCCAGCCGCTTAGGAGGCATTATGGCAATCCCTTCAGGTCTCGGTGCATCCATTGGACTGGCTGACGAGACAACGTTCAACACCTACGTGGCGCCTTCGAGCGGTCACTTTTATTACTTCAAAAAAGAAAACCTGGAACTCAAAAAGATGGTTGTTGCGTCTGATGCTCTTGGCGCTGGCCGAGTTCGTCTTGGCTCTCGTCGTGTCGTTCCGGCGGTTGATGTCACTGGTTCTATCGACTTTGAGGTACAGGAGCGTGGAATGGGCCTGCTGCTGAAGCACATGCTCGGCAGTTCCGCCACACCTGCGCAGATTTCTTCGACAACCGCATACAAGGCAGTGCACACGTTCAACTCCAACGTCGGTATGAGCCTCACGGCTCAGGTCGGCCGGCCGTCGATCGGTGGCACCATTTCGCCATTCTCTTACACCGGACTCAAGGTGACAGACTGGACGCTTTCAGCTGCTGCTGGACAGATCGCTCAGATCTCTCTGAACCTTGACGGCGCTGGCGCTGTGACTTCGCAGACCTACGCCGCTCCAAGTTACGTCAACTCCAATGTCATGCACTTTGCTCAAGGAGCACTGACCATCGGCGGAACGGTCACGACGGCCACCGGCGTCTCGTCAGCATCTGGAGGTACCGTGATCTCTGGAGGCACCTATGCCGGAGCGGTCAAGTCTGTGAACCTCAAAGGAACGAACGCCCTCAACGTCGGTCGTCACACACTTGGCTCTATTACCAAGAAAGAACAACTGCCAAACGGATTTGTTGCTCTGACCGGTGACATGGAGGTTGAGTTTGTTGACCTGGCCTCGCTGTATACAGTTTTTGCCGCCACCACCCCTGAAACTTCCATTGCACTGGACTTCAGCCTGACGGGAAATCAAATTGGAACTTCTGGGAACAACGCAGCAATCGACTTTCTTGCGCCACAGATCTTCTTTGATGCAGATCAGACCTTTGTTCAAGGCCCTGACATCTTGACGCAGAAGCTCACATTCACAGTGATGAGCGACGCGGCAAACAACATCTTCCAGGCGACCTACACCTCGGCAGACACCACCATCTAATTGAAATAACTGAAAGGAGCGTCGAGCATGAGCGACGTACCAGCATTTGACATCGTCATCGAAGGGGAGACCCTTCACTTCAATGGCAAGATCAAAGCCCGCGAGGCGATGGATATTGAATCCGTCAGCGGAATGAGTTTCGAGCAGTGGGGCACAGCCCTGCAGGCCGGCTCAATCAGCGCCCTCGTGGGCTTGATCTACATGCTCAAAAAGCGAGTCAATCCCACTATCAAGTTCAGCGATGTCGATTTTGACCTAACTGACCTTGAGGTCCCAAATGTCNCAGGTGAGTTGCCAGTGGCTGAGGTCCCTACCGAGGCGGAGGAAACCGCCTAACAAACCTGCGTCAGGAATACCTTGCAGAGTTTGCGCACTTCTTTGGGATCCGTCCCTGGGAATGGTACGAACTCGACATCAACGATTGCCGACTTTTGATGAAGGAAATTGATCACATCAGATCGGAAAATGCCAAAGCGGCCCAGGGCTAGGAGTCACCAGTGGCACAATCTGGATACATCGTTCGCAAGAGTCAATCCCAGCGAGCCAGTTCTGGCGTTGTTATCGATGCCAGCGGCCTGGACGCTCTTGGCAAGGCCCTGAAGCAAGAAGGCTACAAAGAGATCTACAAGGTCATCCAGGTTCACCTCAAAGAACTCGGTGAGCTGCTTGAGGATCGAGCCAAGATGGAAGCGAGGCAGTATTCCTCGTCGATCCCCCACACAATCACGCACAAAGTTCGCGGAACAAGTGTTTCGTTGATTGCCGGTGTCAAAAAGGCCGAGCAGGAGCGAGGTCGAGGCGCCAAATCTGGCCACAAGGGTTATCACGCAGCCGCTTTTGAATCAGCAAAGCGAGGATCCTTTCGCCACCCCGTCTGGCCCCAGGGCGATGATCGCTCAAAGTGGCACTGGACGAAACGTAACCAGCAGGGTCATCCGTTCCTGGGACCCACCATCGCTCGCAGTCGCCCAGACATTGCTGCGGCGATTGAAGAGAGCATCAAAATCGGTATGAGGCCTTTCGGCTTTGAGTAGAAAGTTGAACCCTCGTGGCGAATAACGGACAGGTCATCATCACCGCGACGATGAATGCGTCGCAAATCCGAACTGAACTTTCCAGCGTCGGCGTCGAAATGTCCAACACCTCCAAAAAGGTGGAGGACTCCTTTGGCAAGTCGACATCAAAAATCGGTGGAATGTTTTCCAGCATCGGAAACATGGCCAATCAGTTTGGCATTCCTGTCGGCGGTGCGCTTGATGGCATCGGCACCAAGTTCGAGGAGGCCTCAGCCAAAGGTGAGGGTTTCGCAGGAAAACTAAAAGCCATTGGAGGGATCGGCGGAGCGATCGCGATCGCTGGCATCGGCGCTTTGGCAGTCTCGGCAGTCAATGCCGCAGCACAGCTGCAAGTGACTCAAGCCGCTCTCGATTCCGCGTTCAAGGGCGCCGGTCAAAGCACAAAAAACTGGCAGGGTCAGATCGACCAGGCTCAATCGTCAATGTCAAAGTTCGGTTTCACCAATGACGATGTCAACAAGGCCCTCGCGGCCGGTGTTATTGCTACCGGAAAACCTCAAGAAGCCCTCAAAAACCTGTCGCTGAGCGCTGACCTTGCGCGCTACAAGCACATCGACCTTTCTACGGCCACAGAAGCGGTTGATCGAGCACTAACTGGAAACCTAAAGCCGCTCAAGCAGCTGGGGATCGATTTACCAATTCACGCTTCAAATGCGTTGAAGGTGCAGCAAGCAAACGACAAATTGTCGACCGCCACAAGCGCCCTCAGTGACTTTGAAGCCATTCACGGAACGAACATCTCAACCACGTCAAAACTGTTTCCGCAGTATCAGAAACTTGTCGATGGTGTCACGACTGCACACAAGAACGCGACCGACGCCACTGATGCTCATACTCAAATCCTCGATGCGCTAACGGGCCGTCTCGGTGGCCAGGCGTCAGCGTATGCCGACACCTACAAAGGTCGAATTGACGCCCTCAAAGCGTCGTTCCAGGACATCAAAGAAAAAATCGGGAAAGACCTTTTGCCTGTATTCGACAAAGTCGTCGAATACATGAAGAAGTTTATTGATTTCATCAACAGCCACAAAGAAGTCATGATCGGCCTTGGCATCCTTGTCGGGGTCGGCCTCGCCGCAGCGTTCTATTCTCTCGCCGCAGCTGTGGCTGCAGCAACGATTGCCATGCTGACAAACCCGATTACCTGGATCATCATCGGCGTTGCTGCACTTATTGTCGGAATTGTCCTTCTGGTCAAACATTGGAACGAGGTTTGGGGCGAGATTCAAAAAATCTTCGGTGATGTCGTCAAGTTTCTCAGAAGTGGACTTGGTGATCTAGTCCTGGCGCTCCTGGGCCCAGTCGGTGCAATCATCTTTTTGGCACTTCACTGGAAAGGCATCTGGAAAGACATCAAGGACATTGCCAGTGATGCGTGGCACTTCATTTACGACAATCTCATTGATCCGATCATCACTTTCTTTACAAAAGATATTCCTGGAGCATTGGACGACCTTGTCGGATTTTTCCAAGGACTACCTCACCGCATCGCCAGTGCCGTCACCGGCATCTGGGGTGGCCTGACCTCAGAGTTCGAAAATGCCATCAACTGGATCATTGACAAGTGGAACAATTTTCACATCCCAGCGCTCAAAGTCATGGGAGTTCAAGTCACCCCACAAATCGACTTTCCTAATTTGCCGCATTTGGCATCGGGTGGACCGTTGGCTTCTGGCCAGATGGCTCTTGTCGGAGAGCAGGGCCCTGAACTCTTCATGCCGTCAGTGGCCGGCTCGATCATTCCTAATCACAAGATGGGTACCGCAGGCGGTCAGACGATCAACGTTTATGTCACAACGAACGCGGACGCTAATCAAATCGCGGCCGAGGTCGCCTGGGCTATGAAAACCAAGGTGGCCTGATGTCCTTCCCTACGACCGCAGCTCCGTCCCTGACCACATGGCAAATGTCCTATCAAGGTCTTACGCTAGGTCCAGGCACCCCATACGCGCTCACGGGCATCACCGGATTTGCTCAGCCGAATCTCGGTTTTGGTGACATCACTCGCCCACGCGACGTAGGCGAAATCATCGGCCTTGATTTCTATGATGGTCGAGACATCTTGATCTCTGGCGATATCGTTCCCGACAGCACCAGCCTGACGCACGCCATTCAGGCGCTCGCAACGTCAACAAACCGAACGATTGCTGACCCAGGGACGGAATATCCACTCTGGATCAACTACCCAAACGTCGGCACGATCGGCTCAATGGTTCGACTGCGCAAACGAGACCTGCCAATCGACCTCCAGCACGTTGCTGGCCTGGCCTCAATGAACCTGCAGTTCCACGCAACGGATCCACGCTGGTACGCAACGCCTTCGAGCTTCTCAACAGGTCTCGGCACGCCTGGCTCAGGACTTTCATTCAACGTGGGATTCAACGCTTCGTTCGGCGGTGGTGGCGGCGGAGGATTCCTGACGGCGACCAATGCCGGAAACTACGAAACTCGACCAATCTTGACAATCACTGGTCCCTGCATCAACCCGTCAGTGACGAACGTCACCACCGGCCAGAGCGTTGCCTTCGGGTTGACAATGGCGACTGGCGACAGACTTGTCATCGACACTGACTTCCGTTCTGCGACCTACACGACTTCTGGGTCGACCATTGCCTCGTCGCGACTCGGTTCGCTGACCGCTGGAAGCACCTGGTTCACCCTCGCTCCTGGTTCGTCGACAATTCAGTTCCAAACGCAAGACTCGGCGGCCGTTGCCGCAACCCTGCAAGTCCAA